CATATATTATGTTATAAAGATACTGAAGATGAATTATGGGTACAAGCCGTTTTAAAAGATTTTGATTCAAAGAAAGTTAAATATTATAATCCTTTAAACAAATAAAATGAATGTCTTATGCGTAGATGATAAAAACCTTCCTCAAGGAGCATCAGTTAAAGAAGGTAAAGAGTATGAAGTTATTAAACAGTATATTAATGGTATGGAACAAAGAGTCTATATCATTAAAGGTATTGTCAATGAAGGCCGTACTCAATTTGGTTTGCATTGGATTGGTTACAAAGCTGAAAGATTTGTACCAGTAGATACAAAAGTTATAGAAATACACAATGAACATGAAATGTACGTTTAAAAAATAATATTATGGGAAGAATGAAAGAAGTTTATATAGAAATGATAGAGCGTGATTTCAATGGAGATCAAGATGCTTATATACAAGCATTGGCTAAACAATCATGTGAAGAATTTAGTTATACAGAAACACTTTGTCCAAATTGTTTTAACAATAGGCTTCATAGAAATGAATTAGAAGCTATCTGTAAAGCATGCGCACAAGAATTTATTTATGTTGGTACAGCTTTAAGATTTAAGTAATGGAAACAGTAATTATAGTATCAGACCCTGGAGATGAGCAAAAAGATTATTCATTAACAATGATATTAAAATGAAAGATAGTTTATCTATCCAGTGCACTGTTAAAAATGGTGCATTGGAATTTCCAATCAAAGCTTTAGAAAATAAATATCAAAAGTTTCTTAATAATCTACCAGATGGAGCTAAATTAGAAATATTTATTAGTGTAAGTGGTGATAAAGGTAGTAATGCACAATTAGCTAGACTTCATGCTATGATAAAAGAAATTGCGCAAGAAATAGGTTATACTTTTGCAGAAACCAAATTAAACGTGAAAAGAGAATCAGGCCTTTGTTTAGTAAGGAATAAGCAAGAGTATTGCAAATCTTTTGCAGATTGTGATAAAGATGAGTTAAATCTTGCAATTCAAGCATGTATTGAAATAGGTGATTTTAATGGAATGCAGCTAAGATGATTATTTAACTATAGTCATCTTAGCATTAATTTCTTTTAAAGCATTTGTAACATCATCTCCTTTTTCAATCATTTTAGCTAAATCAGCTAATTCAGATTTAGTTACAGCAGTTTCAGTTTTAATTTCTAAACCTTGTTCATAAGCTTTAAATTTAAATAATTGTATTAAAGAAAACAACGTATAAATATCTGATTCAAAAGTATCTAAAGTTATTGGTGTTTGATCTTCATTTGGATTATTAAATTGTTTTACTATCTTGTCAAATTTTGAAAAAATAAGAGGCATTTCAGAAGTTCTATCAGAATTAATAATAATACTGTTAGTTATTCTTTGCAAACCATTTATATAGGCCGGATTAACTTCTATACCTGTTATAGATTTATTAAAATCGTATGTTATTTGTGAATGTAATTTATCTTCTGACATAATAATAATTTTTTATAAAACAAATATAGTAAAAATATGCAAGAAAATATAAATCTTATAAAGAAAAAATTAATGTTAGATTTTGAAATTTCTGGTTGGGATAAGATACTTAATCCATTTTTAGAAAGTGGGGCATTTGATAATATAACAAATAAATTAAGCAATTTAGTAGAACAAGAAAGACGGTTTACACCAAAATTTAAAGACGCGTTTAATCCTTTTATAAAAACAAATTTAATAAATCTTAAAGTAGTTATTATTAATCAAGACCCTTATCCTAAATATGGAATTGCAGATGGACTGGCTTTTAGTTGTTCAAATACATCTATAGAAGAATTAACGTTAAAGTATATATTTGACTATATAGAAAAACAATCAACTGATACTTATAAAAGAGATCCTGATTTAAAAAGATGGGCTGATCAAGGAGTATTACTTATTAATACATCACTTACGTGTGAACTTAATAAAATAGGAACTCATCAAAGTATATGGAAAGTATTTATTGAATATTTATTTGAAATGATAAACAAAATAGATAAAAATATAATATTTGTATTAATGGGAAAAAAAGTTGAACATTGGCAATTACGTTTACCTGGACAAAAAATTTTTAAGTGCGCTCATCCTGCATCCGCAGCATATGGTAAAAAAAATGAATGGGAAGCTAATGACATATTTAAAAAAATAAATAATGAATTAAATATGCAACTTAAAACTTGTATAAATTGGTAAAATTTAGTATATTTATAACTATTAAAAACAATAAATGATTGATAATCAAGAACATAATAAAAAAACTGATATCCAAAATTTTAAAGATTACTTTTTTAAAAAATATAAAACCAGTATTCAAATTACTGAAATAAAATTGTTAAAAAATACAGCAATATCTTTAGAAACATTTTCAATTTGTACTATTAATGCTTTGCATAATAATGAAATTGATTGTGAACATATTACCACTTTAAAAAATAAAAGTAGAGAAAGACCTTATATTATATATGTACAAGTTATGGCTTATATGGCTTTTAAACAAGGTCATAATAAATCTAATATAGGTAAATATATTGGTAGACACCATGGAACTATTATTAGTTCTATTAAACAAATTGAAAATTATTTTTTTGTTAAAGACTTAATAATGATTAATGTATATAATAATATTATAAAAGAAATAGAAATATATGTGGGAAATATTCCAAAAAATATTGAAGAACAATCTAACACCGAATCAAGCATTTCTACTATTTGGAATGAAGCAGAAAATTGCAATTCCTACTAAATTAAATGTTGATTTAAATGAATTGATTGAATTAAAATTTTTAACATATGATGAAAAAGTATATAAACTTACACCTCAAGCAAAAATCTTTATAACACATTTAGATAATTATTTTATACAAGCAAAGAAAAAAACTGATATTCAATTAATGGGTAAAAACTTTGTTGATCAAATAAATATTTATAGGGAAGTGTTTCCTAATAAAAGATTGCCAAGCGGTAAACCGGCTAGAGTAAATGTAAAAATGTTATCAGAATCATTTAGATGGTTTTTTGAAACATATGATTATGTATGGGAAGATGTCATGAATGCTACTAAAATGTATGTAAATGAATATAGGGAGGCTGAATATATGTATATGCAAACTAGTCAATATTTTATATGTAAACAAGATAAGCATAAAGTTAAATCATCTACATTAGCAGATTACTGTGATATGATTAGAGATGGCATTGATACTGAAGAAAAAAAATTTAAAGAAAAAGTAGTATAATGAAAACATTTAAAAGATATAAACAAAATTTAAAAGAACATGATAATGCAATATATTCTTATGATACAAAAGTAGCTATAATTGAATCAGATAAAATTGTGCAGTTAGCTTATTATAGTATGACAACTCAAAAACACATTAGATATGCTGCAAAAGAATTAAATTTAAGGTTAATAGAAACAAAAGTATAATGGTTACAAAAGATTTTGATTATAACAACCCAAAAATTCATATTGAATCTGATGATGAATATGTTAAAAGAGTTGCATTAATTGAAGGTGAACTAGAAACAGAATTAAATTTTTGTAAAATCTATAAACAGTCAGTTGGTGAATATAATGCAACACATAATAATTTAGAAATGGATATTAAACATGTTTCTCCAAAAAAAATTAAAGAAAAATACGTTAATGAAGTTGATGAAAATTTAGTCATTGAATTTGCTGAAAATTTAATCAAAGAAATGAAAAATTATGATGAAACAATAATAAATATTATGATGAGTAATACACAAGCTATATATGCAGCTTCTGTTGCATCAAAAAAATTAGCTCAAGTGACAGGATCAAAATTTTATTATAATGTAATAACATATTTAAGCAAAAAACAAATATGACATATAAAGAATTAAAAACTTTTGGAGATGAAATAATTAAAAAACATCCTCATTATACAAATGAAGTACAAGGATTATTAGAGCTATGCCTTGATGAAATTCAAGAAGGTTCTTCTGAAGATCATGAAATTGAATTATGTTGGAATGATCTTGATGATTTAATGAATAAAAAAAATTAAAATATGAGTACACCAACAGAATCATGGGTAGGTCAATATGCTGCATTTAATGAAGCATTAAAATATATGTACGCTAGGCAAAATGGTAAAGAAAAATCAATTTATACTCCATGGCCTAAATTTAATGATGCTGCTACCGATGGTTTAGAATGGAATACATTAACTGTTATAGGGGGAAGACCTGGTTCAGGTAAAACTCTTATTAAAGATCAAATAATTAGGGAATCTTTTGCACTTAATCCTAATGATAATTTTAGAGTATTAGAATTTCAATTTGAAATGGTCGGTAGAACTTCAGCTATTAGAGAATTTAGTTCATTTACAGGAAAAACATATAAAGAGTTATGTAGTGCAGGTAGTATTTTACAACCTGATGTATTAAATACATGTCATCAATATGCTAAAGAAAGAGTAAAGCATCCAATAGATATTGTTAGTACTCCTTTAACAGTAAATCAAATGCGTGAGCAAATTGATATGTATATGAATCAACATAAAGGAACAAAAACAATAATTACTTTAGATCACACCATGCTAGTTAAAAGAGCACCATATCAAAATAATACATTAGATATGATGTTTGAATTAGGAGAATTTTTTACACAATGTAAACGTGATTATCCTGTTTTATTTATTGCTTTATCACAACTTAATAGAAATATTGATAATCCTGAAAGATCCATTGATGGTAAATATGGTAACTATATACTTGAATCAGATATATTTGGTTCAGATGCAATGTTACAACATGCCGATATGCTTATAGGTATTAACAGACCTGCTAAACAAAAAATTAAATATTATGGTCCTGATAGATATATTATAGAAAATGACAGAACTTTAGTATTACATTTTTTAAAAGCCAGAAATGGTGATTCAAGAATGAGTTTTTTTAAAGCTAAATTTGAACAAATGAAAATTGAAGAAATGTTAACTCCAGAACAACAAGAAAGAAGGTAATTAAATAAATAAATTAAAAAATGGCATTATCAATAACAGAACGTAAACAAAAAATTTCTATTTTAAAAAAAGAGCATGACGCATACTTTGAACTACAAAATGATGTAAATGCAGTATATATTCCTAAAATGGCTTATAGACCAGCGGGAAAAGATGAATTACATATTACTTTTTTTCCTAGTGAATTAGAAAAAGAAGAAAGTATTTACACTGAATTTGTAAGTATAGATTATGACAGTGAAGATCCTAAAAGAACTTTATATCTTTTAGAGTATAATCCACATTGGAAATCAGAATATGAAATTATTACATCTAATTCAGGATTTGTTAGACATATTGTTCCAGTAAATAAATTAACAATTATTAATGATGTTGTAAGTAGAAACCCGCAAATAAATTTAATAAATACAAAAATAATTGAGGATTTAAATAAAGATATGTTTGATCTTCCAAATCCAGATGTAAATACCATAAATGATAAGTTGCTTCTTATAAATAAATTAGAAGAAATTAATCAAACATTAATCACATTAACAAAAGTAATCACTAAATTAATTAAATAATTATGGCACAAAGCGTACTAGTGTAAATAAATGTCCATCTTTGTATAAATACATAAAACATGGAAACAAAGAGAGAGTATTATTTATATAGACATATTAGATTGGATACAAATGAACCTTTTTATATTGGTATAGGGACAATTATTATTTCTAAATATAAAATAACAACAGATGAAAGAAAATATAAAAGAGCATATTGTATAGCCAAACGCAGTAAATTTTGGAAAAATATTATTAACAAAACAAAATATACTGTTGAAATATTGTTTGTGTCAAATGATAAAACTTTCATTGAAAATAAAGAAATTGAGTTTATTAAACTGTATGGTAGAAAAGATATTAATACAGGTAGTTTAGTAAATCATAACATGGGTGGTTTAGGCTTAAATGGAAAAAAACTTACTATAGAGCATAAAGCTAAAATTAGAAAAGCAGCATTTGGTAATACTAATATGCTTGGAAAAAAACATAGTGAAGAAACAAAAAAGCTTATATCAATTGCTCATAAAGGAAAATCTATTTCTAAAGAACATAAAGAAATATTAAAAAAAAGAATGTCTGGTATAAATAATCATAGGGCAATGTTTACTGAAAAAGATATACTTAAAATACGTAGTTTATATGCTGATAAAAATATTAAAATTACTCAGCAAAAACTAGCAAATATGTACAAAACTGATCAAGGATCAATAAGTGCAATTGTAAATAAAAAAAAGTGGAAAATAAATAATTAATTTTAAAACAAAAAATTTTGGCACAATCAATTCTTATTATTGCTGATTCGGGTACAGGTAAATCAACAGCAATTAGACATCTAAATCCAGATGAAACTTTTATAATTAATGTTGCAAACAAACCATTACCTTTTAAAGGTTGGAAAGGAATGTATACACCTATTACAAAAGATAATCCAAAAGGTAATCTTGCATCATCTTCTTCTACACCAGGAGTGATTAAAGCTATTTTACATGTTAATGAAAAAATGCCACACATTAAAACTTTGGTTGTAGATGATTGGCAGTATATGAGTTCTTTTGAATATTTTGATAGAGCAAATGAAAAAGGTTATGAGAAATTTACTCAAATTGCAGCAAATTTAGCTCAGGTAGCTAAATTACCTAAAGATTTGAGAGATGATTTAACTGTATTCTTTTTAACTCATTCAGAAGATGC